TTATAAATCGATTTTTTTCTTAACTCCGTCGTAAACTCGTAGGACGCTATTTTTGTTCGGACGTGCGTATTTATTAGTCATTTGCACGTTGGCATGGCCAAGCCATTTTGCTACAGCTGTGTCCGCCAAATTAGAATCTTTTGCACTCGTTGCGAAATAATGACGTAGTTTGTGTGGATGAATCTTAACCCCACATTTGTCGCTAATTGATTTAAATAATCTAGTAGGATAGGTAGGGTGGATTGGGTCACCAGTTATCTCATTGCGGTACAAAAAAGTGTCATCATTAATTTCAATCCCAAATTTGTCGCAAATGTTTTTGCATTGTTCAATTGCGTACTTAATCGAATCAATTATGTCACCAGTTACGTAGATACTCCGATATGAAGCTTGTGTTTTTAGTGGGCCGCCATTTAAACGCTGAATTGTCCGACCACGATCAAATGTTATCTTACAAATCTCTTGACCGTGGGCATCTGTTGAAAATTCAAAGGAGCCTAAGTGTAGACCAAGTAACTCCTCCCGGCGTTCGCCAAGTGCAAACAATTGGATCATAGACATTTTATATTTGTTCACCATTTTTTCAGCTTGCGACAACCATTGTCTATAATCTATATCTTCAAGAGTTAGATCCTTGGCAGGTTTCCCGCCATTAATTGCAATATGCTTTAATTTATTCTTGTAAATTACATCGTAAGTGTCGGCATCATTCATAATTAATTGCATAATCCCATCGATGGTTTTAATAGTTGATTTAGCATATCCACGCTCTACTAAATCGTCTATGAACTTTTGATATTGGGATCTAGTGATTTTGGATAACGGCATCTGGCCAAAACGAGGTTTGATATGCGCGTTGTAATATTGGTCTTTGGTTTTAACCGTATCGATGCGCCATTTACCAATTTTAATGTTGCGTTCCTTCATTTTTTGGAAATAATCATCAACTTTTACTTTCTCGTTTTTCAACGGAGATTTTTGGTCACTGTATAAATTGTCTTCGAATTTAGTAAGCACAATTTCAGCATCTTTAATTGTGCGAAATCCACTTTTAGTGAATTCATGTCGCTTTTTTTCACTGTCCAACCAAATTCTTCTAATTCCATACCTCATCCCATTATTGACTGAATACTTATAGATAGAGGGGTGACGCTTAACAGCTTTCCATTTTCTCATAACTTATCAATTCTCCTTTTGTGAAAAAATCGCCTAAAAATGCAAACGTATGTTCTTTTTAGATTCAAAAAAATAAGCCTCTAGGCATTATACACGAAATGATATTTCTGAAATATCAACATCTAAGTTGTTATCTCTGATAAACTTTTCAATCATCGCTTGTTCCGATAGCAATCCAGGGAGCATCTCTTGATAGTCCTCCTCATCGACAATATCACGGTGTGGCTTGATGCGAACCCCATCATCTTTTAGGCGTTGTTTAACATATTTCGGATCGTTAAACGGGTTATCGTCTAATACATCTAATTTAATTGATTTCAAGATAAAACCTCCATTTATATTTGATTAATGCCCACATACGGAGTTGAACCGTATTGAATCACCGGAGTGGGGAAGTTATTTATTTTTTTCAAATCCCATGTTAAATGTAAAGTTGTTTAATCGCTTATTTAGATTTTTAAGAAAATTAGGCTTATAATTTATAGACATCCTTACTTGTGTCGGTAATGAATATAAAACTTCATGAACGATTTTTCTCATGATTGCTAGATGAATATCTTTAGGATGAATGTATCCATTTTTATCTGGATCCATCAATTTATAAAATTCAGGTGAGAAAAAATTTGATAAATCAATATTCCAACCTGTTATTCCATTTGCAAGGCTACTGTAAGAAAAATCAATTTTAGGGTCGACATGAGCGCCTCCATCTTGGTTTGCCATTGTTAGTATTATATCTTTTCTACTAAAATTGGTTTTATCGCCTAAATTATACACTGACCCTTCCCACCATTGTTTGAATGGAATTTCCTTTTTTTGTTTCATAGCTAATAAGTTATCTGGGACAAATGTATTATATATTTTTTTGTGTGTTGCTTCGCCAGTTACTAATTGAACAAATAAAACGCCACTAAAATAAGCAGGAATTTCTTTATCATATATAAAAGTATTAAGTAGCCTAAACTTCTCTTTATCTGAAATTTGGTTTAAGATACTATGTGAAGTTCGAGAATCATGGAATAGCATACGAATTGTAGCTGAGGAACGCCTTATTGCCTGGAAGTTACCATTATCATATTCTCGAGCGTCTAAAACTAAATTATTTAAACAATATTTTAATTGGTTAATGAGATCCTCGTTTGACCGATCTATTTTATTTAGGTTGTTCTTTCTTTTCATTATTGTAGTTAGGAGGTTTTTATATTGGAAAATGCAATATATCCTGTAGAATCAATTGATAGCGCAATGGAAATATCTGAAATACAGACGATGTGTAGCTTTGAAGATTCTCCAACTATTAACAAGGAAAATCTAATCCATTTGTTAAAAGGAAAGCCACTTGTTGATTTGAATGACGGAGAATTTGTTCATTGGCTTCAATTAGATGACGATGCAATAAGATTCGTTAAGGAATATGTATTAATCAATAACCACTAATTCCTTTCTGCACTCCAAAACGGAGTGCTTTTTTTATGCCCACAAGCGGAATCGAACCGCTACTAGTCACCAGAGCGGGGAGAGATTAATGTAAGACTTTCATTTGAGCGTTGTTGGTATATTGAGAACGAGCTACCATTCTACTTCCTGCAAATACTTCAATGAAAGGAACATTGTATTCACCATCTTTGTCATTATCTAATAGACGATTTCCAATTTGAGCGCCAGCTGAGAAGTAATGCTGAATATCTTCCTTCGTGCCATTAGCTAATGATTCATCTGTCCAAATCATAATACCGGTAATATCCTTGTCACTATTGGTGTTCACTTTAATATGACTAAATAGTGGGTACACATCGTCCCCGCCAATATCGTTATAGATTTTTAACGCCTTAGTAGTAAGTGAATCCCTAGAATTAGAAGAGGTAGCTCCTTTTCGAGAGTTTGTACTACTTTTTGATGTTGAAGAGGAGGAAATATCTGATCTAGAAGACTCATTTGTATCGTCAGGTTCGTTAAATGCATTATGTAATGTTTTATCAATTACTAACTTCTGCGGTTTAAAATGTTTAGTATAATTTTTTACGATTTTTGATTTAATAGATAATTCGTCAGATGTTTCTATTTTATTGTTTGTGGCAATGAACAATACTTTTTCAGTGGATCCAATTTTATCATCAACGTTAGAAGCATAAGAAGAAACTTCACCGCTAAATTTACCATCTTTGACTCGGGGAATATCTCCGTTTTCATTTTCTAATAAATTAATATATGAATCGTCTTTTGGATCCACAGCATAAACTTTAGTTCCATTTTTTGCATCGGCTTTTCCAGTGATTTTCCAAGTTAAATCCGTTGTTCCTTTTTGGGAAACAATAGTAGCTTGATGAACATTTTTTAATTTAGAAGAACTTGTTACATCATTCGAGTTATCAGTCTTGGTAAAAACAATATAAGAAGCTATGAAAAAAATAAATGAAACTGCCGCAACAATGCGCCCATCTTTCCGTTTATTTTTTTTCCTTAAGTTCAAGGTACCTTTCACGATGGAATAAACAAAACCGATCCACGCAATTAAAAATAGAAGCGCATATAAAATTTCCATGTTTATCCTCCAAAAATATACAGCTTTTACCGTCTTCCGTGTCTGGACGATACAAGGGGTACCTACGCTCAAAAAATTAGAGGTAAGGATGGACTTGATATACCTCGCCAACTTTGTGTAAGTAGGACACTGTGATACCCAGTTCTTCAGCTACCTCATAATCGCTATCATATTTATGTTGCTTAAACTGTTCGATTCTCTTTTTAGGAACCATTTTTTTAATTCCCCAAATTCGTGCCTGCTGTTCCTGCTTCATATTTTCTAAGGATGAATAATCGCTGATATCGCCAACAGTTGTTTCGTAGTGACCAAGTTCTTCATAAAGCCATTGCAATTGTTCTTGTTGTGCTAGTTCAGCATTAATAGTAATTTGATTGCCAACGGTTACCCCTGCAAGGCCATTAGGCATACATTCAAAATTTAAAGTCATATCTGGATAGTCAGACATGATCTCGTCAAATCTATCCATACTATGATCAGTCCTTTTCGTGTTGTTTCCGATATTGAGCTTTCTTGAATTCAATATATTCTTCTATTTCTTTCTTTTGCTCATCAGTTAAATCATCATCCATATGAGCAGCGACCAATAAATCATCTTTTACTTTCCTACCAAGAAGGTAATCAACCGTTACTCCGTAAAAGTCAGCTAAAGTAATTAGAGATTCGTTATCTGGTTGACGGATTCCGTATTCGTAATTTGCATACTTTTGAACACTAAATCCCATACGCTTAGCTACATCAGTTTTCGACCAATTATTTCTTTCTCTCAAATAAGTTAGTCGAGCACCTAATGTATTTTTTATATTAGACATAATGGGTACCTCCAAGTACGTAGTATAAACAATTTAAACAATTTGTGTATTAAATTATACAAATAGTGTAAAAAAACTTTACTTTAAACATATTGTGTAATATTATATGAATATAGAGTTACACAAAACGTTTAAGGGGGGTGTTTAAATGTTTGTTTCTAAAGATGCTTATAAAACTTTAAAGAAAATAAGAAATAAGAAAAGAATTTCTGGCACAGAGCTATCAAAAAGAATGGGGCTAACACCACAGCATTTATGGAATATTGAAAATCATCAAAATCGGTTAACGTTAGAATACGCATATATGGCAGCTAAAGCCTTAGATGTTCCAGTTGAAAAATTTTGCGATAAAATTAAACAAAATGTGTAATTTATATATTTACAAAAAAGGAGGTGACAGCATGAGCTATCCATTAATTAAAGTTGATTGTAAAAAACATATAGTTGAATTCATTAGTACGCCAAAAACGATCCGTAAAGATTTGGATATGAATGAATCTTTTTTAAAAATAGATGGACGAGAAATTACTCAAATTCAATATATTAGTTTAGAAAAAGAATTAAATTGTACAACCTTATTTGCACGCATTAATCCTCGATATCTATCTAAAAGTGAGTGGGGTAGAAATTTGGTTAAAGAATCTCGACTGTGAATGTTCCCCAACTAATTTCAACAGAAACATCTATGTTTTAGTAATTATACGCTATTAAGTTATCAAAGGACGGAGATGTAAATATGAACATTGATAAAGCAAAAGAACTACATTCACAACTAGGAATGACTCAGTGGTATGAGCTATGTAATGACTGGTTAGATGAAGAAGACATCTTGCGTGCTATTAACCCACCAAAGATTAATGGCAAGAAAGCACCAAGTATGATTCCAGAACTAGTATTTCAAGGTATGTGCCGTGGAGCTATTCCAGAATATGCAGTTAAACGAAAAATTAATGCAATGACTGTTCCAATGGTTATTTGAAGTATTCCACATTTTTAATAATAACCAATGGTTCTGTGAATAAAAATACCCAGCTTTTCAAAGAAAGGGGGTGATTGTAATGGTAATTTCACAGGAACAACTAGGAGAAGAGTTGTCTCAAGCAATGGAGCGTCAAAGTATTATTGCTAAAGAATTAGCCTTTAAGTTGCGACTCAAGTCTGTTTCTACAATCTCTATGTGGACAAGAGGAGAGAGACCTATCACTGAGAATAGATTACATGATTTATGTGACGTATTAGGTGATTGGCGTTTCAAGTTTATTGTTGCTGGTTACATAGCAGGCGTTGATTTGTTAGGGGACAACGAATATCAAAATAACGTTCTAGCTCAACATAATCGTGTGTTAAAAGAAGAAAGTGAACGTAAACGAGTTGACGCAATTTATTATGACGTAATTAGTCGTGATAATACGGACGGTGATCACATTATTTTGGAACATGATAAGGAAAGTTTCGAAGAAATCCAAGCTGAAATTAGTGAGTGGGTTACTGGGAAGGAGCAAATAATATGCAGGTAATTGATTTAGAAGAATTGGTAGCTTCATTGAAAAAACCAACATTGAAGATTGTTCAGGAAGCTGTGGATAAAGCTGTCAATAAGTTTGAAGACGATTCATTGTATGTCAAGAAAGCAACAGCATGTCGGATGCTTGATTGCGATGGTAAGACGTTCAATGAACATTTTGCGAAGAAGCTAGATATCTATTATTTAGGTGATTCAAAAATTAAGCGTTACAGACGTAAGGATGTCGAAAATTTAGGAAATAAGGTTTCAGTTTAGGAGGAATCGAAGATGATATTTATTTTGAAACTAATCGTGATTGCTTTAGCGTCATCACAGATGGTTAGTCTGTTAAGCGATCCGAAAGATGATGCTAAGCGTATTGAAAAATTGGAAAGGAAAGGTAATCACTATGTTAATTGATTGCACAAAAAAATCTCGCACGGCAATGCGAGATCGTAAGCATATGTATAAGATATATAACTTCATTCTACCACCGAAAGAAGGTGTCGTAAATGCTTAGCGCACGACGAATTGACGACTATGTTACTAATCACGAAGTCGACCGCAGTTTCAGAGAGATTAATTTACGTGATCTTACAGACGAAGAGATTAAAGACAATGCACAAAAAAAGCTAGATCGAATGGAAGAAGCTGATTTTGATGAAACGTATGATCGGCTTGATAAAGAGGATAAACATGCCATGTTAGAAGCGTTTATCTACGACTCAGTCACACCATCTAGCACAAAGGCACGTGTATTTGAAATCGATACGGAGGTAGAAGTTGATGAATGATATAAGTAAAGTTCCAATGAAAGTGTTGGTACAGCAAGATAAGGTTCAACGAATGTTGGAAAACACATTAAAAGGAAAAACGCGTCAATTTACAACGTCACTAATAAACGTGGTGAATAGTAACCAAAGTTTAGCAGATGTTGATCAAATGTCAGTTATTAAATCAGCAATGGTCGCGGCGTCACTGGATTTGCCGATTGATCAAAATTTAGGATTTATGTGGTTAGTTCCATATAAGGGAATGGCTACTCCACAAATCGGTTACAAAGGTTATATCCAGTTAGCTTTACGGACAGGCCAGTATAAAAAACTAAATACAATTGTTGTTCACGAAGGTGAAATGAAATATTGGAATCCTTTAACTGAAGACTTTGAATATGATCCGAAAGGTAAAGAGTCAGACGAAGTTATTGGATACTTAGGCTATTTACGAATGATAAATGGGTTTGAAAAAACCGTTTATTGGACCAAACAGAATATTGAAGATCATCGTATGAAATTCTCAAAGATGTCAGGCAAAGCAAAACCATCGGGCGTATGGGCAAGTAACTACGATGCGATGGCCTTAAAAACGGTTATGAGAAACCTATTATCTAAATGGGGAATCATGTCAATTGAAATGCAACAAGCGGTGGTTCAAGACGAGAAAGCACCTGAGACAGACGTTAGGGATGTTACGCCCACTGAAACTAATAGCATCGATAGCTTATTAGCACCTGAACCAAAGGGGGAACCAATCAATGACAGCAACGAAGCAACCGTTCCAACTAACGCAGAATAACTATTACACCAATGAAGCTAATTGGCATTATCAAAGCAAAAGTTGGTTTACAAAATTTGAAGAATGCGAAGCCGAGGCATTAGCTGAGTTAAAGGGTGAGTGTGAATCTCCATTCAGTAATATTACGCCGTTAGTTGCAGGTAATTACTTACATTCTTATTTTGAATCTAAAGAAGCACATAAGGCGTTTCTTGATAATCATAAAAAAGACATTTTCAAATATGGGAATCCAGAAAAAGGAATCAAAAGTGATTATTTAACCATTGAAAAATGTATTAAAAAGTTGAATAACGATCCATATTTTCCACGGTTATATCAAGGCGAAAAAGAAGTCATCGTTACAGGCAAGATTTACGGCGTTGATTGGATGGGAAAGGTCGACTGTTTAGATTTAAATAGAAAATTATTTTTTGATCTAAAGACCGTCGACAACATTCATAAAGGCCATTGGTCATCAGAACAACATAAGAAGCTTAACTTTGCTCAAGCTCGCCAATATGATATGCAAATGGCTATTTACAAAGAATTAATTAGTCAAACGTTTGGTGTCGAATGTGAGCCAATTATTATCGCCGTCTCAAAAGAAAAAGACCCAGATCTAATGGCCATTTCAATTCCACAATATTTAATGGATTTCAGCATGGAACAGATTAAGGAAAAACAACCGCATATTCAAGCTGTCATCGAAGGCGAAGAAAAGCCTAGCGCTTGTGGCAGATGTTCATACTGTAGAGCTAATAAGACTTTAGATGTGATTACTCCATTAGATGAAATAGAAATTGAATAGGAGGTGCATAAATGGCACGTCCAACTAAAGAAGGTTTAGATTATTTTCCTCAAGGTGTTGATTTCTTTTCGAATCCAATTGTAGAAATGGTATCAGGAAAATACGAAGCTAAAGGTGAACTCGCTGTAGTTAAGTTAGTCACGGAAATATACAAACAACACGGATATTACCTAGAATGGAACGAACTGACAGCTGGTCAACTCCAAAAGCGCGTACCTGGTGCCTCCTCTGGATTAATAGAACAAGTGGTAGGGCTCTTGGTTAAATGGAACTACTTTGATAGCAAGCTATTTGACTCGGATAAAATCCTAACAAGTGTTGAAATTCAGGAGACGTATTTTGAGGCTACGAAAAGAAGAAAGGGTCCTAGGCCGACCAAGTACTTATTAATTAATGTTAACAATAACTCTACTAGTAACGAGGTTAATGTAAACATTAATGCACAAAGTAAAGTAAAGGAAAGTAAATTAAATAAAAGTAAATCAAATAAAAGTAATAAAGACATTAGTTTAACTAAGGTGCACGCGCAAGCGCCCATCGTCGATATCCCGTTAGTTAAATTAACTCGTTAGGAGCGATGGCATGTTTACATTATTCGGATATTTCAAAAAATTCGCTGGTGCTGGATTGTTCTTCTTTCCACAGTTTGAATTAACTGACCACGAAAAAGCTAGGCTAACGAAATATGAAGGCGGATTAATGGAAATCCGAATCGCCGATCCTAGAAAGATATCTAACGAACAACGAGCAAAGATTTATGCTATGTTAGGCGACATTGATGAGGCGGTCGGTAACTATTTACCGGAACTCACAAAGAAGCAGCTTAAACGGCAATTTTGCGCCGATACGCTAAATGAATGGTTTAGCCTAAGTGATTGCTCCTTGGAATTGGCCAAAGAATTCATAGACTACTTAATTCAGTTTTGCTTGGCCGAAAATATTCCGTGGGGAACAAGAACAATGGATTTGATCCAGGGCGATTACTTGCTATGTTATTTCGGTTTAAAATACCGGCAATGCTGTATCTGTCGAAAACATGCCCAAATTGCGCATGTACATGCCGTTGGTTCAGGACGAAATCGTAACAAGATAAGTCACGTCGGTAATTATGTAATGCCATTATGTGACGCCCACCACAAAGAACAACATAATATTGGAATACCGAATTTTATGCGGAAATATCAAATTAAAGGAGTCCGAGTTACCCAAGAAATAGCAGAAATGCTGAAACTCGGCGATTGGAGAATGAATGATGAAGAACAATAACAAGAACACTTTGGAACTTAATGAACTAGAACGAAAAATCTTTACTAAATGGTCAGAAGAACATTCTGACGGGGGAATGCACGTTAATAAATTTCTTTCTGATGAAGAACATATCGAGTTTGAAGGGTCGATGGCGGATGCAATTTTTATAACAGTGTCGCATATTGACGAAATCGCCATGAATGATGATTCGACTTTGATCCTTTTTACAATCGCGTTACTTAAAAACGAAATTATTAAGTTGGAAAATGAATTTCCAAAAATGGTTTTATCTGAAAAATTTGGCATTGACGGTTCAAGCCTTGGCGATTTGCTAAAAAAATTAGGGGGATTTAAAAAATGAAAATTGACTTAGACACAAAAGAATTAATCGGGAGCCGTGAAGCCAGTTTGATGTGGGACAAGCAAAAGGATTACGTCAGAACAGTTTTTAATAAACAACCTGGCCGTTTTCCAAAAGGCACTATCCGCAAATTTGGTAGACAGTTGATTGTAACTCGTGAAGGGATGGAAGCCGTAACCGGTAAAAAGGCAGCCTTTACCGAAAAAGAAATACAGGAAAAGGAGGAGGCTGGATCATTATGAGCGATGATTACAAATTGGGCTATGAGAATGGTCGTTATGCTGCACTCGTAGCATTAAAAGCAGAATTAAATAGCCAAAAAGAACCACTATTACGAAAGATAATAAGCGATGGTAAATCGGACCAAATTACCGGAGCCCGCTTAACCTTAATTAACACGCTTGATGACTGGATAACAGACGAAATGGAGAAGACCGAATGAAACCAATTCTGAACGACATAGAACTATTTTTTTATGATTGGTATTTGAGACACATTAAGAAACCTAAATGCCTCGTATGCAAGGAAATAGCAACATTGCAACTTGATTGCGAACCAGTGCTTTGGATTTGTGAAAATTGTGCTCAAATTCAAAGTGAGTTAGCCAGCGAGGAGGAAACTAATGATTAATCGAACAGTATTAGTTGGCCGGTTAACGCGTGATCCAGAATTGAAATACACCAACAGTGGAAGAGCAGTAGCTAGCTTTAACGTAGCCGTTAATCGACAATTTACGAATTCACAGGGTGAGCGCGAAGCGGACTTCATTAACTGCGTTATTTGGAATAAAACGGCAGAAAACTTCTGTAACTTCACTCGGAAAGGCTCGCTAATTGGTATTGATGGCCGGATTCAAACTCGTTCATATGAGAACACAGAAGGCACGCGAATCTACGTAACCGAAGTGGTTGCTGATAGGTTTTCGCTTTTGGAGAGTAAACCTAAGGGCGAAGCCAGTGCGGACGAGCATGGTGGCCAACCGAGCCAAAATAATAATTATCAAAAACCGAATAGCAACCCTAATGATCCGTTTGCTAACGGTGGCCAAAGCATAGATATTAACGACGACGATTTACCGTTTTAGGGGGCTAACAATGACGTTTAAAGAAAGACAAGCCTTAAGAAAACAAGCAACCATTGAGTTGAATCTAGGAAATATTGGTGAATATGAAAAACTAATGCGTAAAGCCCGTGAAGCGAACCCCAATTATAAAACGCCTCTTGAAAAAGTCTGGGGAAGCAACAACGTTAAAGTGGTTAAGCGTAGAAAGATGGTTAAAGAACTAGTAGAAGCTGGATGGAACAAAAAAGAAATTATTGCCATGTGTGGGACATCAAATGCAACCATATGGAAAGATATTAGGATTTTGAGAGAAATGGGAACTATCAAAGATAAACAGGAGATTAGTTAATTATGAGATTACCGAGTTTTATTGTGTTAATGCTAACCTTATTAGCCTGCCACTTTTCATATATAACGGGAGTGGCCAAACTTGCGGAGGCTGGAATTGCCTTCTTTATAGTATTTTCAGTGGTTTCGTTGGAAGAGATTTGCGTGAAGTTGGAGGAGAGAAGTTAATGGATAAAGAAGAACTTAAATTACAGCTTATGAAATGGCATAACAAGATGAGTGCAAAATTCGGTTTCAATATGGAAGATGCTAGTGAGTTTAGTGAACTAATGAAACAACTAGATGAACCAAAGAAAGTGGTTATTCCACAATTCGTGGCTGATTGGATTGAAGAAGCAAAATTATATTCTGGCAATGAAGTAGATCCATTGGGAATTATTTATTACATGGGTGACTATATTGGTAGTAAAGAGCCACATTGTGAATGGCTGAAAAATATATACAATCAAAAACTATTACTCAACGCAATTGCCAATGGCTACGAGGTTGAGAATAAAATTGAAAAATACGTTAGATTAAAAGGATTTGCGGGGACTATAAGTTATTTAAATTATGATGTTAATTCTAAAGAGCTTTTTGTAGATACTAAAGGACTAGGTAGTTGTACAAAAATTAAGTTTACCAAAAGCTGGCTCAAAGATAATTGGCCCGAATACGATGCTTACAATAACGCTGGACTGCTTGAGTTTGAGGAGGTAGAAGATGAGTAAACCGATTCTTGACGTAACAGCAGGTTCTAGAATGTTTTGGTGGGATAAACAGAATCCTAACGTGGTTTTTAGCGACAAACGACAGGAAACTTACACGGCTATGGATCGTGGTAAAGAAAGAATAATCGAAGTTAAACCTGATGTGATTGCTGATTTTCGAAACTTACCATTTGATGATGAATCATTCCATTTAGTTGTGTTTGATCCACCACATCTGGTACAAGCTGGTGATAGTTCTTGGCTAGTTAAAAAGTACGGAAAGCTTGATAAATCAACGTGGCCACAAGATTTAAAACGTGGATTTGAAGAATGTATGCGGGTTTTAAAACCGAATGGGACTTTAGTTTTCAAATGGAACGATGACCAGATTAAGTTAAGCGAAGTTTTGAAGGCAACACAAGTTAAACCATTGTTTGGTGATAAACGTAGCAAAACACACTGGTTATTCTTTATGAAGTTGGAAAATTAGTAAATCTACAGTTGTTTCCAAAATGGAAATAGTTCGGACCATGTTGGTCACATGAAACAGTTGACCATAGATCAGCAGAAAATCAGCAGAAAAATGTGTAGATAAATCGTAAATAAATCAAATAAAAAAACGTTGATATAACAGCATTTGTGGCTGTTTTCAAAAGTAAATCAAAAATAAATGTGTAGAAAAACCTGCAGAAATCCTGCAGAAAAAATTCTAAACCCGTCGATTTCAAGGGGGTTAAAAATGGAGGGATAAACGTGTTTTATTTACGCGTTAAAGGAACAAAGAACCAATTCATGAGAAGAGATAATCCGTATGAGGTTACGAATGATCTAAGTGAAGCAGCAGCTTACGAGAGGCAAGTGCATGCTGCTAGTCGAAAACAAGCTTACAAAGCTTCACTTGGAACGATTGACCGCTCAACGAAGAAATTTGAAATCATCACAGAGGAGGTGGCCAGGTATGGACTTGCCAGTATTAATTGAAAACTACATGTTTAACCATCAGATAAAAGTGTTAAGCATTTTGGATGAAAGCAAAGAAAACATAACGATTAGAACGGGAGACGCCTTCCCACTTTACCGTTGGTTTAAAGTTAGCCACATATTACAACACCAAATCAACGGCGAATGGAAAGACATCAAGTTAGAAGATAAAAAAGTACAAGAGAGGTTATTTTGATGGAAAATTTCTTTTATAAGTTAGGCACGTTGCTCACTTACATTCCAGCTTTGGTTATATTGCTATTCGCAATCAAGGTAATATGGTTCATTGCGCGACTTCTCTTTTTGTAATAAAAAAAGCCACAGCTTCCGCTATGACGTAATTAATCGACAACTAATTATATCACATAGGTGGGTGGAGGTTATGGACGTTATGACATTACCAAAGTTAAATGAAAAAGCTACAGGGAATCAAGTTAAAGATTTTTTCAGAAGAGAATATCCTAGGATAGCTAGATTAGCAGGAAAGAATCCTACAGAACTTAAGTCTACTAATATCGATGATATGCCAAAGGCTCCTCAATATGGAAATCATGTTGAAGATAACGTCATTGAATTTTCAAATAACCAGTTAGAATATTTAAGAGTCGTTAATGCGATTAAGGGATGTTCAATGATTTCACAACAGATCATCTTGTACGACTTAATTCAAGGTTACAACGTAGGTTGGGTTTCAGCAGCATTAAAGTATTCACCTCAAAGATACAATGACTTAAAAAAGTACGCTATGAATGAATTTGCTGATACATATGAGTATTGGTCCGGAGAAGATCTGCATGTTTATTTTTAAAAATCAGATTTTTATTGGATTTTTATCAGATTTTCATCAGTGCATTTATACGAAAAATGGGTGTAAATTAGTATTATCGAAAGTTAGCAAGTAAGAGGAATCCTCCAATTCTTTGAATTTAGACAAAACCACCCAATGTTGTTGATGTGCAAAGCTAACTTTCGATTTGTAGATGTAGCTCAGTTGGTTAGAGCATCTGACTGTTAATCAGAATGTCGTAGGTTCGAGGCCTACCATCTACGTTGCGGTAAAGCCGCATTACTGAGTTGAGAGCCAGCATGTAAGATAGGTGGTCCACGTGTGGAAGCGTGCAAGGTTCGATTCCTTGCTATCTTATTTTTATAACACTAAAGTCACATAACTTAATTGTTGTGTGGCTTTTTATTATGGAGGCAAATATGATGACACTATTTTTAGTGGGTTTTATATTAGGAGTAATTGGGTTGTCATTAGGGACGTTTCAGCTTGGGTATAGTAAAGGAAGAGAGTACCAGCATAAACATGAAGATGACTAAGTACGGCTGGTGTAGTCAAACAGAGATAAAAATATTTGGTGAACTAGACCGACAAATTAAACAAAAAAAGAAGGACGATTATAAACAGGATCGTCCTTTTATTATGCCTAAAGAAAAAAGAGAAACTATCAAGATTGATTGGAGGCGTGGTGATATGTAATGAATAAACAAAAGCAAGCTGAAAAAGATTACATGGCTGGTATGAAGTACAAAGACATAGCAGCTAAGTATGATGTATCTATTAATACTGTTAAGTCATGGAAGAACAGATATGGCTGGCAGAGAGGTAATAGTAAAAAGGATGCATCACCTCCAAAAAGGGTGCACACAAAACCAGAAAAGGGTGCACACAAAAAAGAGGATACAAGCGATAAGTTGACACCATCACAAGAGTTGTTTTGTCAGTTAGTTGGTGGCAAAAGAATGCCGTTATACCGGGCTTATATGATAGCTTATGAAGAGAGCGAACCGTCTGTTTCAACAGCAATGACAAATAGTTCCAAGCTAGCAAAAGAAGAAAAGGTTGCACTAAGAATAACTAAGATTTCAGAAGAAGAAGCAGCTAAACATGAGTGGTCATTAGACAAAGTGATTGATTCGCTAACATTCTTGCATGATGAGGCTAAAGCCGATGTCTACCAATACGGCGTAAGGAAAGCTAATACAGATGCCATGCTTAACTCGCTCGACCGGATAACTAACTTGTTGCACATTAGTGATGAAGGCAAGCGAGCTAAGGCCGAAGCGGACATTGCACAGTCGAAGGCTAACGAGGTCAACTCTAATGGAAGTGACGGCAACATTGTAATTGTAGATGAGTGGAGTGATGACGATGACACCGACGATTAATATCCAGAAAGAGGTGCAACCGCACTTTAAACGCATCTGGCAGACAGATTGTCCTTATATCCTGATGTGCGGTGGTCGTAACTCGTTTAAGTCGTCTACAATTGCTCTTAAGCTGGTAATGATGATGACGTCCTACATTATTAAAGATGATGTGGCCAACGTTGTTGTTATCCGCAAGGTGGCCAACACGATTGCTGATTCAGTGTTTCAAAAAATTCAGTGGGCGTTGCGCAAATTTGGGACAATTAGCCAGTTTAATGCGAAGTCTCATCCCTACAAAATCGTGCATAAGCGAACAGGGTGTGCATTCCATTTTTATGGCCAAGATGATTTCCAGAAGTTGAAATCGAATGACATCAATAATGTAATTGCTGTTTGGTATGAAGAAGCGGCTGAGTTTAAGGACGCCGAAGAATTCGACCAAACAAACTCGACTTTTATCCGACAAAAGCATCCCAAAGCTAAGCAAGTTAAGTTCTTCTGGAGCTGGAATCCACCACGGAATCCATACGAATGGATTAATGAATGGACGGAGCAACAGCGTAGCAAGAAAGGATGGTTCGTTGATAAGTCTAGTTACCTTGATGATGAACTGGGCCTTGTTAATGAACAGATGTTAGATGAGATTAACAACATCAAGGAATCGGACTATGACTATTACCGTTACTTGTATTTGGGCGAAGCCGTTGGACTTGGGACGAACATCTATAACATGAATTTGTTTCATCCCCTTGATTCCTTTCCAGAAGATGAATACTTGATGAACATTTATTTCTCACAAGATAGTGGTCAGCAGACATCAGCCACAACTGAAAGCTGCTATGGATTGACGAACACAGGCAAGGTAATCCTACTGAACACGTACTACTATTCGCCGGTCGGCAAGGTCAACAAGAAAGCACCGAGCGATTTCGCCGAAGACCTCCACAAGGTCGAACATGAATGGATTGAGCAATGGGGGATGGAGCCGTGGAAGAAGTCCGCCGACAGTGCTACGTCCGATTTCGCTTTAGATCACGAAATGATTAAGCGTTATAACGAGCGTTACCACCACGTTAAAAAGGTGGATAAAATGCAAATGATTGATAACGTCCAGCATCTATTAGCAACTGGGCGTTTTTATTATCTTGATATTCCAGAAAATCAAATTTTCATCAAGCAACATCAGAAGTACCAGTTAGACGAAAAGACGGTCAACACGGACAACCCGAAAGTTATTAAGGTGGACGATCACACGTGTGACCAGTTCCAGTATTTTGTGTTAGACAACTTAAGAGACCTCGATTTGAAATGGTAGGTGATGCACTAATGGGCATTGTCCAAAAAATTAAAAACATGTTATGGAAGGGGGCAGCAGTAGTGGGAGCAACGAACTCATTATCGCGGATTGTTGATGATTCGCGGATTAGCATGAGCGTCGCGGAATACGACCGGATTATCAAGGATTTCAAATATTACGCTAATCGTTATGACAAGGTTAGCTACATTGATGCTGAAAACGTTAGACGCTATCGGCCGTTTAATTCGGTCAATCTAACTAAACGAGCGGCACAACGAATTGCTTCGATTGTGTTCAACGAACAATGCGAGATTAGCTTTGATAATGACGAGGTGGGCGAATACCTGAATGATGTGCTTAGTGCCAATGATTTCAAAAACCAGTTTGAAATGAATCTTGAAAAGGGCGTCGTTGCTGGTGGTTTTGCTATGCGCCCGTACGTTGGGACAGACGGCACCATCAAGATTGCGTGGGTGAGAGCGGATCAATTTTTCCCTTTGCAATCGAACACTAACTCGATTAGCGAGGCGGCAATCTCAAGCCGGACGGTAGTTAGTGAGAACGACCGCAACGTCTACTACACCTTGCTAGAATTCCACGAATGGAAGGACAACAAGTACGTGGTAACCAACGAACTCTATCGTTCGGAGACTGCAGACATTGTCGGTAATCAGGTACCACTTGCAACGCTATATCCAGACATGGAGCCCCAAGCAATCTTTGACGCGGAGGGGATGATTAAACCGTTGTTTAGCTATTTCCGCATGCCTGGTGCTAACAACATCTCGTTAGAGAGCCCGTTAGGCATCGGCATTATAGATAATAGTAAGACTGCCCTGGACAATCTGAATTTAACGCATGATTCGTTTATGTGGGAGATCCGGAATGGTAAGCGTAAGATTGCGGTGCCGGAAGAATTGATGAAGTTTGATAAGCATACCCACCGGCCAATGTTCGATACGGATACGGACGTTTACGTGAAAATGATTGGGGATGACATCTCAATCCAAGACATGACCAACGACATTCGGGTGCAACAGTTTACTGATTCCATGAACGCATGGTTACGGGAATTCGAAGCCAACATTGGCATGGCACCCGGAACATTTAGTTATGACCCACACAATGGGATGCAGACAGCCACAGCGGTGGTTAGCGAGAACAGCATGACTTATCAGACGCGGTCTAGCATCTTGACCAATGTAACGGCCGCCATTGAGCAACTATGTGTCTCAATCCTAGAGCTGTCTATGGCATCTAAACTGTTTCCTAATGGGGAATCACCATTTACATTACCGAATGATTTTGACCTGAATGATATTGGGATTCATGTTAAGTACGACGATGGGGTCACAGTCGACAAGGATAAGCAGATGGAGGAAGACCTGAAAAACGTGGTGGCTGGTGTGCTGTCGAAGACTACATTTTTGCAACGCAATTATGGATTGTCCGAGGACGATGCCAGAAAGGAATTAGCTAAGATTCAAGCCGAACAGCCAGACACTGACACGATTGGTGGTCAACAGACTACGGAACTGGGCGGTGGTGATGGTGATTGATTACTGAAAAGAACATGTCTAATAAGGCAGATTCGATTATCGACCTTTACAGCGAATTGCAACAACAGATTATATTCCGGATTATCAACCTAATCGGTGCGACAAATGCTGATAAAGTTGATGCAAGCAATGTGTTGTTATGGCAGGCCGAGCAACTCAAGAAAGCTGGTCTATTGAACAATCAGACTATCGAGTTGCTGGCAGACGTTACCGGTAAAGCTGAATCACAGATTCGATCACTAGTCCTGGACGATGGCCGGACGATTAACAATGAGATTAACCGGCAGCTGGAACATTTCACGGACATGCATCCAAAGGTAATGCCGGATAACAGCAACATCCTAAGCAATTTGCTAAATCAAACGTACAATGACATTAACAACGTCACTAATGAGACGCTAGGTGGCAATAATCAAGCCAATAACGCGGCTGTGCGGGCGTTTAGGAAAGTGGTCAATCAATCAACTGTCGAGACAATAAGCGGTCTTAAAACGCACGAGAGAGCCATTAACGATGCCATTTATAAATTGGCTGATTCTGGATTAGAAACTAATCTAGTTGATTCAGCGGGGCGTCGTTGGGCGCTAGATAGCTACGTGAGGTCAGTAGTCAACACTACAGCACACCGGACGTTTAACGAGACAAGGATGCACTCGATGGATGAGTTCGGCGTAACGCTGGTTACCATGGACAGCCACGCCGCGTCTCGGCCAGCCTGCGCACCAATTCAAGGTCACATCCTGAATCGCGTGCCGAGGGATGACCCTGATTTCGACAGCGAATACGACACGATTTATGACCACGGTTATGGTACGCCAGCCGGAACACAGGGCGTTAATTGCCACCATTCGTTATATCCGTACGTTAAGGGGGTTAACACTAACCCTTTTAAGACGTACGCCCCAGACAAAGCAATTAAAAACGGTCAAATTCGACAGCAACAACGAGCGTTAGAACGTAACGTTAGACGCGATAAGAAGATGCTGGAGATTGCTAAACGATTGGATGACGAACAGAAAATTAATCATTACAAGAACATGTTGGCAACCCATCGTGGTCGAATTCGCCAGCTAGTTAACGATAATGATTTCTTGTATCGCGATTATTCACGCGAAAAAACATATAACTAAATACATCGACCTGAGTACGTCGTTAAACTGCTTATTTTTTATGCACAATATCACACGCAGTCGTGACTGCGACATCAAAAACGAAAGGATCGTGCAGACATGGAAAGAAAATTTTTGAAGGAAAAACTCGGATTGGCGGATGACATCGTTGACCAAGTGCTTGCTGAAAACGGCAAGGACATTGATAAGGTGGAAGCCAAGCTTAACACTGCCAACGACCAAATCACGTCGCTACAGGGACAACTGGAAGACCGGGATGGTCAACTAAAAGACCTTAAGAAGAGTGCCGGCGACAACGAAGAACTTAAGCAACAAATTGCCAACCTCCAGAAAGCCAATGAAGATACCAAAAAGAACCTGGAATCCCAGTTGCAACAGACGAAGGTGGACAGTGCTATCAATCTAGCATTGTCCGGAGCCAAGGCACGCGACGCAAAGGCGGTTATGCCGTTCATCAATCGCGACACATTAAAGCTTAACGAAGATGGCAGTGTGGCCGGGCTCAAAGAGCAAATTGAAGCCGTCAAGAAAGACAAGGGGTTCTTATTCGAATCTGATGAATCTAAGCCAGACGGCAAGCATATCAACGTGTTTCAGCAAGGTAATCCGAGCGGTGGTGAATCGGGTGATTCACTAGTTTCAAAAATTGCTAGTAGATTAACAGAAAAATAGGAGGAATAAATTATGCCAGTAGTATTAGATTCAAGAGACATGGCTGAAATTGACAAGCAATTCCAAGCCGATAGTCAAGTATGGAACGTTCTACAGGGGGGAGCAAGTGGCATTACCGCTGCTGATTTTGTGGGGGCCAGAGAGGTTCGAATTAATAAGATGAGTGGCTTCGTTCAACCCTCAGAGTACAAGCGAAATGAAGACAACGCACGCTCAAAGATTAATGTTGAAAAGGAAACCGTGAAGTTGACCCACGAAGATTGGTTCGCCTACGACATGGACGAATTGGACATGTCAGAAAATGGCGCTTACCAGGTCAACAACGTGGTTGAAGAGCACCAACGCTTAATCACCGTCCCACGTCGTGACAAGGTAGCTATCCAAGCTCTACATGACAATGCAGGCAAGACAGTTGGCGACACGATTGACGAAAAGAACGCGTTATCCGCTTACGATGAAGCTGAAAAGTACATGTTCGACACGGAGGTTCCTGGTGGATTTGTAATGTTTGCATCGGCAGACTACTACCAAAAGCTTAAGAATGCCAGTGGAGTTAGTCGGACATTTACGACCAATCAAATGGGCATCAACGGTATCAACCGGACTGTTGCCCAATTAGATGGCAGTGTGCCAATCTTACGTGTTTCAAAAGACCGTTTAGCTGGCCTAGGTTTAACCGATAACATTAACTTTATTTTGACCCCGCTCACAACCGTGGCGCCAATTGTAAAGTATGACAACGTTTCAGTAATTACACCCGACAGTGACCGTAACGGTAACCGTTACACAATCAAAGGGCTAAGTTACTTTGACGCTATTGTCCTAGACAATGCTAAAGCTGGTATCTACATGTCAGCAACCGCTGGCGACGCGTCAAAATAGACGCCCCATCAGGGGTGATAGCAACCCCAGGAAACGATGGGGCACTTATTAAAGCTAACTAGAAGGTGATTAATTGGATTACCAAACATACCAAGAGCTTGGTTTTACCAAGCTAAGTCAAGATGAGTTTAATTCAGTAATTACCGATTCAGAGTTGCTATTACAGCAAGTAACTCGGAATTTCTACGATCCATACTTTCATTCACTGAAAGACGATTTAAATTCGGATGATGCATTCTTGGTGTATCGCGCAATGCAATACGAGAAGGCTATTGCTATGCAATGCGAATTCGAATTCGAATCAGGGCTTAACTCGCCAGTTGCCCGCGCTGATAACGATGTGAAGAGCGTCTCTATTGGACGGACTACCATTCAATCGGACGGTTCAGGGATTGCCACAGTGACGTATGGTAATAGTGGCGTGGTTAGATCGGCTATTAGCATGTTGGTCAATACCGGATTAATATATCGGGGGGTGGATAGTCGATGATACCGAAGATACCAAAAAAGATGGCGCAGCAGACGGTGACGCTTAAGGTCCCGACTGGGGATATTGATGCCTGGGGAAATCCTGATTACGAAAAAGTTGTCATCCGGAATTGTGTGGTGCAACCACAGACAATTTATTCAGGTACCAATAACGACCGACAGATTGTGGCCAACGCCATAGTCTTTTTTTATTCAGGAATCACGACGCCGTTGCCCTTTCTGAAACACGACGCAGTCAACAATTACAAGCTGATATTTGAAGACGTAGAGTACACCGTTACTAATATCGTCGACAATCGGCATCCTTATAGCAATGACGTTTATTCATACGAATTGGAGGTGCTGTAATGGCTTTTGATGTGGACTTAAATCTTAGTAATTTTGAACAATTGCCAGACCGATTCGATAGTGGCGAAAAATCAGCTGTTAATCAAGCAATGATGGAGATGAAACAATTCGTGCCTAAACGTTCGAACGCATTGCGAGACAGTGCAACCATGAACGCGTCCGGCCATACGATTGTTTATCACGCTCCCTACGCCAAAGCTCAATTTTACGGTTTAATAAACGGCCACCGTATCCGTCATTACACAACGCCCGGCACTAGTCGCCGTTGGGATTTGCGTGTCAAAGGTGACGAGGGAAAGATGGTCAACATTGAAAAAGCTTTCGTTGAAGGGAGCAAGCTGTAATGGATCTAGTAGAGAGATTGGTTGAATCAATTAATGCAACGGTTGATTTACCTTATAGAGTGATCGCCGGTTATATGCGCCCTGGTGAAAGTATAGCTTTGGTTCCAGACCCCGGTTCGTCAACTTTAGACGAAGATTGGGCGGGAAACAAAACTAAGCGCATGAATTACACGATTGCAATGCGAACTAAAGACGCAGAACTCGCAGATAAATTCATGTGGGATATCAGCAACTACCTTGAAACGGTTGACGATATTTCAAGCAATGACAATAGTTTCATATTTCAAGAAATTGAGCAGACTGGTTTACCTAGCATGTCCGAACAAGACGAGCAAGGCTACACCGATTACATGCTCAATTTTTTTGTACAAATCATTACAAACACTAGAAAATAGGAGGATTTAAACATGCCTGAAAAAACATTACTCAGACCCGAAAACTGGGTCAATAAGATTGAAATTGACACCAACGGTGGACAAGATCCAACAGCCGATTTGGAGAATGCCGAATGGGCTAACATCTCACAAGGGATCATGAGTGTTACGCCTGCCGCTAACGCTACAGCCGATACACAATCATTCTGGAATGACAAAGGTTGGCAAGAAACTGATGAAACTGGTAAGCGAGTAACACTTGCTTTCACCGGCCAACGCGTGGTTGGCGACCCTGCCCAAGACTATATCGCTAACCGCTTCATGGCGATGGGTAACGCTCTGCGAACATTGGTACGCTGGACAAATCAAACCGGCGACACGATTGTTTCAAACTGTACACTAACCTCAATCGTTCCGTTCGGTGGTAATGCTAACGCCCGTCAAACATTCTCATTCACGTTAAGTATGAACGGCGTTCCAGTCTACTCAACTGGTGGAACTAACAACGACGACGGTACTGGTCAAAACGGTATCATCTCTGGCGACGGTGGACAGCTGGGAAAATAGACGCCCCAGTCGGAGTGACCGCTCCTCCGACAAAAAATGGGGCTATCGTAAATGGTAATTAGGAGGTGTCGTAAATGGCAGATAGAAGTAAACAGTCACTAGTGGCTTACGATAAAACAGGCCAAAAAGTGGCACAAGGTGAAGTTGGAACTAAACAAGTTGCGATTACTGGCTTAGAACCCGGAACGATAGTAGCCAAAGGCGATTATAAAGTCGCATTCACTGACGGCACTAAAACATCTGATAAAGTGGACGTCCCAGCGTTTACAGTGCTGAACGATAAAGTTCCGGTAACCGGAATTACACTTTCACAAAAAACAGCAACAATGAAAGTCGGAGACACAAAGACTATTACGTCAACGATTGCGCCTGAGAATGCTACCAATAAAGATATTACTGCTTCATCCGATAATGAAGAGGTAGCAACCTTTGGAATTGATGGAAAAATCACAGCTTTATCACCTGGAACAGCCAATGTAACTTTAACTACTGTTGATGGCGGTTTTACCGCATCATGTGCGGTAACAGTTTCAGAAGCAGAAGCTTAAATTAATCAATTAGTCGCCTAAGAAAGCAAACAATACCTAAAAAGGGGCGGCCTTCAAAAATAAGGAGTGTAAATAAAATGGCTATTAATATTAATGTCGATGATCAATTGGGTTTGGAATACATGTTCAAGATTGCGGGAAAGAAACGCGGATTAATCTATGACGATGAATGTGCATTAGAAATTCAACGCGTGGAATTAACTGTAGCCAAGTCGTTTAAAAAAATCCAAGATTTAGACGATGACGACCTGGACAACTTAGAGGTTGACGACCAATTAGATATTGTGCGCGGTGCATACGCGGATATCCGCAAAGCTGTAATTCCGTTCTTTGATAAGTATTTCGGAGAAGGCGCTGGTCAAGAAATTTATGAATACCACCACGAATCTACGCACGCATTAGGCGCAGTATTTGGTGAAATTAATGGCTATCTGGAAAAGGTAAAAATTAACGATAAGAAAAAGTAGGTGATTTAATTGATGTCACTAACTAGCAAGTTGAAGGAAACTATGCCTACCGATATCGGAGAATTGCCAGTTAACCTAGTTTTTAACAACGTTCTGGATTGGTATGAGATTAGCGAAAACGAAAATATTGATCTTATGCAGAAGATTAAAATCGGTTGGCAATTATTTTTCAATGGGGTCGTATTGCAATTTGATAGCCCGGACGACTATGAGGTAGCAGCTAATGCCTTGGGAGATTTATCCGAATACATTAACTATGATCCATATGTTGGGCAGGAATCAAATAGCAATGACAATAACGTAACACCAACCAAATCATTCAGTTACAAACAGGACGCAGAGGCAATCTATGCGTCTTTTATTTTTGATTATGGCATTGACCTATTGGATCAGAAGGACAAAATGCGCTGGGAAAAGTTTAGGGCTTTATTTAATAATTTATCACCTAAATCGCCGTTTAAAAGAATTGTGGAAATTCGGCAGAGAGACACCAGCGATTTAAAAGGCAAAGCCTTAACCGACTTAGTCGAGGCACAAAATTATTACGCATTAAAAGGCCAAAGCACTAACGAAGTTGATGACGCAATCGGTGCAATGTTCGAAATACTATCCGTTCAAGCTAAACAAGGGCAGTAGTTTACAAAAAATCTAGGAGAAGGGAGGTAAATAAATGGCAGATGGAACAATTAACATTGACGTCCTCCTCCATAAGGAAAGATTCCTTCCGGATTATGAGAGCATAAAAAAGCTATTAGTTAGCCTAGGTAAAGGCACTGGCGACAAGATGGACGAAGACTTTTCGTCTAATGCTGATGGTATGACCAAAAAGGCTCAATCCGCACATAGCAAAATTAAGGACGAATTGTCCAAGACAATCGAACAAGTATTAAACCTCGACGATAAAGAATTTAACGGAAAAGTTAGCGATGTAAAACGTAAGACGCACTTTTTTAAAAATCCAATTAAACAAAAGTTTGAAGCCGACTTTTCAAGCTTCAACCGTGGCATAAACGATGCGCTAAGCGAAATCAAAGAGTTACGAGAAAAAGCTGGCGGTATTAAGGGAATCCTTAAAGATAGTGCAATAGGTAGCTTCATTGGTAATACATTAGCTAACGGAGTTTCAAGCGTTACAGACGAATTAACGGGGCTAGTAGGTGAAGCTGCACAAGCTTCTGATTCAATGGATAAGTTTAAATCAACTATGAAGTTAGGCGAGTTTGGCGAGAAGGAAATCAATGCTACTAGCAAAGAAGTTAAGAAGTACGCTGATGAAACGGTATATGAATTAAGCGACGTTTCCAATACTACGGCCCAATTAGCGGCTAATGGTGTTAAGGGTTATATGGGTCTGACTGAAGCGGCTGGAAACCTAAACGCGCAAGCTGGAGGGAATGCAGATACATTTAAATCTGTAGCTATGATGTTAACCCAGACAGCTGGTGCTGGGAAACTAACTACCGAGAATTGGAATCAATTGGCCGATGCGATTCCGGGCGCTTCTGGAAAATTACAAGAAGCTATGAAAAAAAATGGAGCATTTACTGGCAATTTTCGTGACGCAATGGCAGAAGGTCAAATTACATCAGATGAATTTAATAAAGCAATTTCTCAATTAGGATCTAATGACGGAGCCGTTAAGGCGGCTAAATCAACATCAACATCAACATTTGAAGGTGCTTTCGGTTCAATGCAAGCTAACGTAGTTTCGGGAATTAAAGATATTATTGATCATATCGGTAAATCTAAGATGACCGGAATTGTTAATATGCTATCTGATTCGTTGAATGGTGTTTTTGGTTTGATTATGGACGGTTTAGATTATTTATCCGGTCATAAAGATGATTTGAAATCAATCGGAGATTCTGTATGGAATATCGTAAAGGCATTAGGCAAAGGATCATGGGACGGTATTACTGGTTTCTTTAAACTAATACCTAACGTTAAAGGCGACGGAATCGAAGCTATATCAAACGGACTTAAAGAAATATCGAAGCATAGGGGAGCTGTCGAGGATGTTGGTAAAGCTTTGGTTACGTATTTTGTGGCCAAGAAACTATTTTCAACGGCTCAAACAATTTGGAGTATAGCTTCGGCAATTAAAAGTATCGCCAGCATTCCAGTTAACGGCATTAAAAAAGTAATGGACGCTGTATTAAGTTCTAGCGCCGCTTCTTTTAGTGTTAAGGACGCTGGAGCTTTAACACGTGGTGAACGTTTCGGAACTACCGCTGGTAAATCTGGAATATTGAGCGGTATGGCTTCTAAACTTATGCCTAAGAATTTAGCACCGAAAATGCTAGAGTTTGGTAAAGGTATTGGCGGAAAGTTAGTCGCCGGCTTAGGTGTGGCGCTATCTGCTTTTGATTTATTCAAAGCTTTTAACACAAAGGACAAATCTAAAAAGGCCGAAAGTGCTGGTAAAGGTATCGGTGGATTACTCGGTGCCGGTATTGGTTTCGCACTCGGTGGCCCGGCTGGTATGGCTATCGGTAACGTTATCGGTAGCTTGGCCGGCGGTTGGGCTGTCAAAGCAACAAAGAAATTCAGTTCTGGTTGGAATGCGTGGGCCAAAGGTTACAAGCCACACGGCATTATTGCTACAGTAGCTTTTGATACGCGTGAAGCATTATTCAAATTGAATAACTTCACGGCCAAAGTCGAAAAGAAACATCCAAAGATTGCGCCAGTGATTAGGATTGCGGATGGTACGATTAAGGCTCTGTGGCATGCAATTGAATTCCCTATGAAGACGTTCACTACATCATTTAGCTTAGCTGGTAAAGAAGCAAGTGATCTTTTCAGTGGCCGTTTTGATAAAATGTGGCCGGACTTTGTTAAGACATCGAAAAGCTTTTTAGGTTCGGTTGTCGACGACGCCAAAAACGTTTGGGACACCATTACCGGAAATCGTCATACAGATAGCAAGCCAAAATCTAAAGGCGGTAAAGGTAGTAGCAAAGGTAAAACCTCAACCGAAGAAGCTATCGAAGACGTTGCTACGGTTCATGTTTCTAAGAAAGATATTGCCAACGTAAAAGCGATGATTCCAGTAATGAAAGATTACGAGAACGCATTAGGTAACTTAAAATCTTTCTTAAAAAAGCATGATCCAACAACCGATTTAAAAGCCATGAACAAGCGTCTTAAAGGCAGCGTCGACGGCTGGGACAAGTTATCCAAACCAATCAAAAAAATTGGTAGCGCGTTTAAATCACTGAATAGTTTTGCTAAAGAAATGAAGTCCGACCCGTTTTCTAAGCTCAACAAGGATTTGCCTAAATTAGATAAAACCTTAAAGAATAATAAGATTGGTTCTTCGCTTAAAAAACTAAAAAGTGATTTAAAAAAGCATGATCCATCGAAAGAACTTAAAAAAATCAGCAAAGAGATTAAGGGTGACGCGAAAGATTGGAATAAGCTATCTAAGCCAATCGCAACGTTGGCTAAATCATTTAAAACTTTGGCAAAGTCGATGAAATCTATCGAAAAAGACAAAGGGCTAAGTAAACTTAATAAGGATTTAGACAATCTCGAAAAGACTGCTAAGAAAACCAAATTTGGCACAGAAATTAAAAAACAAATTGACGTGGCAAATAAAGCTGTTGGCAATACCGGCTTTATAAAAGTATTCCATACCATGACTAACTCCATCGTTAGTGATTTAAAACGATTCAAGAGCAACTTTAAACGTGATTGGGAGAATTTATGGAAAGAGGCCGCCAGTGACGAGAAAAAGAATAATAATAAGATTGAAGACGATTATTCCGATTCAACCAAAAAGTTACTCAAATTAGAAAATAGTTTCAGTAGTTCGTTCGAAAAAACTTTTAAGTCACTCGGCAACTCCTTACGTTCAATTTGGAAATCAGTTTGGAAAGATATTTCTGATCTAAGCAATTCCGGCATGCACAAAACCGCCGGATATATTAACAGTGGTATTCAAGGAATTGACTACGTACTCGGCAAATTTGGAGGTTCACCAGCTACGATTGCGCCAATCAAGTTCGCATCTGGTACTGGATTGCTGGAAAATGGCCGTTTGACACGTGGCACTTTGGCCATGCTTAACGACGGAAACGACAGTCCAGAAACCGGCAACGTCGAAAGAGTCATCAAGGCTGACGGACGTTCCTACGAACCAGCTGGTAATAATGTAATGCACTACCTTGAAGCCGGTGACGCTGTCCTTAATGCTAGTGAAAATAAAATGTTTAAAATGTCGGGCTTAACGCATTTTGCGGAAGGTACTGGCATTTTTAATTCAGCTTTATTCAAAGGTGTTAATGGCGGTTATCAACAATTAATTGAATTGGCTGAACGCTTAAGTTCTAATGTTAATAAATCTTTTTCAGCATTGTTTACCGACGAACCTAAAATCAAGGGCAATGTTCCAAAGGCTTTTGAATCAATCTTCAAAAAGCAAACTGATAAGCAAGGCCAAAAATGGTGGGCAACGGTTTGGGATGTAATTAACCAAGCAATCGGGGGTGCGAGTGGGGACGCAACCGGATTACTAAAAGCCGTTGAAAAATACGGGACTGGTAAACCTTACGTTTGGGGTGCTACTGGTCCGAATAGTTTCGACTGTTCCGGGCTTGTTATGTACGCATTAAAACAAGCGTTTGGAATTTCATATCCACATTTCTCTGGATCACAAATTGCTAAAACTCAACATATTTCGGCGTCCGAAGCTAAACCGGGTGACTTATTAGGTAACGATGAACATATCGGTGTCTATATGGGAAACGGCTACTATTGGTCGGCTATGAGTCCAAGCTCACACCCTAATATCGGTAAAAGCCCGGTATCTACGTTCCCTGGCACTCCCATTTGGGGGCGTGTTCGTGGACTTAAAGTTGAGGACGATAAAAAGAAAGATACGAAAGCTGATAAAGGATTAACCGGATTGGTTAAAAAGGAACTCGGATCGGGTGTCTTTGATTTCATTAAGAAACATCTAGCACCATTAGTTGAAGATGATAGCGGTGTCGGAACGGCAAGCGGTGGAACGGTAACCAGCGATTTAATTAAAAGAGCTGCTCAAATTGCGGGAGTGTCAGTTTCAGCAAGTGACATGAAACATATCCAAAATGTTGTTCAGCATGAATCTGGCGGTAACTCTAAAGTAGTTAATAATTGGGATTCTAATGCGAAAGCAGGGCACCCATCGAAAGGTATTCTCCAATTCATTGATTCAACATTCCGGCATTATGCTATGCCAGGGTATGGAAACATTTTATCCGCACTTGATCAGTTGGTGGCCATGTTTAACGATACAACTTGGCGCTCCGATTTAACTCTTGGAGGTTGGGGGCCAACTGGTGCGGTTCGGCATGCTAACGGCGGTTGGGGACAATGGGGCAAGTTGAATATTTTTAACGAAGTCCCAGGGGAACCAGAAGTCGCAATTAATCCGAGCCGTGATTCAGCTGACAGCTTAATCATGGAAACAATTGCGGAACGTTTGCAGAAGTCACCTAATGGCAAGCTAGCACGTGCGCTAAGCACAATTAATCACGTGTCTGAACAAGCACACCAGTTTGCTGGCAAAGCTATTGCTAACGTCCAAAATTCGGCTAATAATAACAACGGTGCAATGGCAGCAACCGACGGTGGCAATATTAAAATCGTCACTAATTTAGACGGCAAAACCATAGCAGACGCAACCTATCCAATTAACCAAGCGCGGCAAGCTCGACAAATCAATCTTGAAACTAAGAAGAAAGGTGGTTTCCACTAATGACAGAAAGTATTTTAATCGAACATCTAGATGGCACAACATACAATTTAGATGATCTTGACATTCGGGTGATTAGTTTTGATCCACCTAGTCCAGCTTACCAGCACACTTTTACCCAGATACATCGGTTAAAAGCAACTAGAACTGGAACACAGATTCAGCAAACAACTATTCCTTTAGTCGTACAAGTTCGCGCACATGATATCTACGACTACGAATTAATGCGCCAGAGAGTTTTACGTATTTTTGCTGGTTATGAAGAGTTTTATGTGATTAACATGCGAATGCCGATGATTCGCTGGAAAGTAGTTGCAGATACGTTCAGTTATCCTAGATTAAATAATTTTTGGTTCACTCAACCAATTACCATTAATTTAATTTCAGAGGACGGGCTGGCTGAATCGGTATCTATGACATCAGAGGATAATTTCACAAAGGCTGATAACAAGTGGGGGTTAGGAATGAACCTACCAAAAGATGTGGATTACGCCTACAAATTCAGTACGAATAAGTTCGATATCTATAATCTTGGTAATATTCCATTAATGGCAGATGAACGGCCAGTGCTGTTTGAATTTCAAGGAACGGTGGCCAACAATCTAACCATAACCAATACCACGACTGGCCAAACCTTCAAATATAATAAGGGACTAAAAAAGAGTGACAAACTTCAAATTTACGGGATGAAACCCGTTTTAAACAATCAGTTAGTTTTTCAAAATTGTAATCACGAATTCTTAGATTTAAACATTGGTAAAAATTCATTCACCATAGCTGGTGCTACCAATTTTTCATTCTCGGTAAGCACCCACTTTTACTATTAGGAGGCGCTCGCGATGTTAATAGTTACAGATTTAGCTGGTAACCAAGCGCCACTATTAGTTAGTGATTTACACATTACCAAACAGCTTAATGAAGTCGAACAGTTAGACTTCACCACGGCCAACATTGAAGAAAACGAACAGGCGTATGAGATGATCCAATCCCGTACGCTTTTTACTTTGCCAGAAACTGGCCAGACTTATCGAATTAGTCAAGAGAGTGGCCAAAGCTTGACGGACTACTACCAAAAAACAGTAACCGCCCTCCAGGTCATTCAAGATTTAGATGAGCATTTAATTAAAACAACCATTAAAGGTAACCAAAGTTTAGACGCGGTAATGAAGTTTATTACATCCGGAACTAAGTTTACTTATACCATTCATGACCAGGTAGCTGATCACAATTTTACTGATGAAATTGGTAAAAGTCGGGCCTTAGATTTATTCAACGAATCCGTGATTAACACTTTCGGATTGGAATATACGGCAACTGGATATCACATTGACTTATACAAATCAATTGGCAAGAAGAACGCATTCGTGTTTGTAAATAATGATGATATTTACGAATTAGCTAATTCAGCTGACTACACTCCAATTAGAACTTACATTTACGGCGAAGGACCAACTGATGATAACGGGAAGCCTAAATTTACCGCAGAATATACCAGCCCTAAAGCTGATGTTTACGGTAAAATTGACACCGATTTATACAGCGATGACACGGCAAAAGATAAGAATGATTTAATTAACAAAATGAAAGCTACACTGGTTGATAGTCCGGAAATTCAATACACGGCCAACCTTAACCGGTTCGCTAAAAATAATAATATTGCTGATAAATTAAATAATTTGGCATTAGGTAATTATGGTTATGTTCGCGACCGGTGGGGGTTAGATGAAGAATTACGAATTATTCAAATGGATCTATATCCGCAAGATGATTCAAAAGAAAACACCATAACATTCGGTAACTTTTTACTGAACCCGACCGAAATGTTGGCCGACTTAAGAAGCAACAAGTCACAGGCTGCCAAGGAAATTAGCGGACTAAAGAATGGCCAAAGTTCAATTGAAAACCAAATTTTGAATGGCATTGAAACAGAGGATGGCGGTGAGATTGATGGTTGAGTGGAAATGGTTAAAAAAAGGCGGTGTAAGATTCTATCCACGCACACATTTAAAAGTCGTGGACGGATTGGACGTTGCTACCGCTGATAATGATGGATTACTGTCAAAAAGTGATAAAGCTAAACTGGATAAACTACAGGTAGGACCATTTGACGGGCTTAAATTTAAGTCGCCGGACGGTTCTATTTTTATACTATCGGTTAGCAATGAAGGCAAGCCAGTGTTTACGAAAGAGGGTGGTTAATATGGCAGATAAATTAGAACATATTACCTTAGTTAAAGACGACCTACATTTAGGTGATCGCGATGAGCGAACCGATCTGGTTGGTAATTCTACAAAAACTGAAGAAGCAATTAACAAAATTGTTGATGTTTTAAACGCTGACGATGGTAATGACTTTATCAGCAAAAAAACTGTGATTACTTTGTTCACAGAAATAGTGAACATTTTACAAAGTTACGATATGGCCATTAGTTTTGACGGTAACCATATCGTAGACGAGGGGGACGAATATTAATGGACAAATTAAAGCCAACAATGATCATACTTGATATCAATAAACCGGGTGGTCAAGTTTACGATATCTCGGATAGCTTTAACGCACGGGTCGGTGACAATAAAGTCCCACTTGTTGTTAAATTTATCGAACGCGGAATTATTGAACGCATGAAGCAAGAACAACTAACACCGTTCATGACTGGTTACGTTGGTCAACCCGATGAAGACGGAAAGGTTACAGCTGAAACCGGTACCGCGGTTGCTTTCCATGGATCTAACGATAACATCATCGGTACCGGTTTGGTAAAAATGAATTTACCGGGGGCGATGTTCCCACAAGAAGGTAGGTTCTACGGTTTCTTTGGGCTTGAAAACGATAAAGGCAAGCGTGTAACGACTAATACAGTTTGTTTTCAAGTTGAAAATGATGATCCAGACATGTATTTTGATACATTGCCATTTAGAACGGAATTGCAGAAATTACTAGATTGGGCGACGGCACAAGCCAAGTCTAATTTAAGTGGTATTGAAACCGACTGGGAAGCTCTAAAGGCAACAATTAAAGCTATGATCGAAAAAGATGATACTGATTTAATAACCATATCAAACAGAATAGGATTAGCAGAGGCCGATTTAAAAGAATTACTAAAACAAATCGCCGATAATAATGTGGTAACTATAGATTACCTGAATAAGCTTATTAACAACTTTGTTGTCGATGTCCCCGAAAATATGGATATCGGTGGAGAATTAACGCCGAAAATGAAAAGCATTGCTGACAACTTTATTAGTACGTTACCAAAGGACGGCTTTAAATTTCTAATGGTTACCGATTCACATTATGAAAACACAGCATTTCCATTGCCCGGATTAGGATATCCGCATGGAAAAGAATCACTATGGCATCTTAGCATCGTTAACTACCTGGCTAACTACGTTGATGTCGTGGTTGCTGGTGGAGATAATACAAACGGCATGGATTGGGATTACGATCATACATTATCAGACCAAGATTTGTTCGCTACCAAGTTATTGGATACTCCAGGCACAGCAGATAAATTCTTATTAAAAGGCAATCACGATGATGGTTCACCAATCATGCGTTACGGCACAACCATGCCAGACGGAACATTAAAAATGGGAAGCGCACAGCCTAGCGATGTTATGAAAGATGATGATTTTAAGAGAATCTTCCGGACTAGTCAGCAACTATACGATGAACAGCGACAAGATGGAGACAGCCTTTATTTCTATAAAGACTACCCAGATTCTAAAATTCGCTTAATTGGCTTAGATAGTTTCGATGTACCAACTGATACCGTCAATGATGATGGAACACTAACACACATGCGTTACATCACTACCTCGTTTTCAAATAAGCAACTAAATTGGCTAATCAATGAAGCGTTAATGAACGTGCCCGAAGATTACCAGGTTGTTATTACAACCCACTGTCCACAGATTGGTGGTGACCTCGCTGAAGATTCAGAATCTACTTGGTACAATCACGAATTGCTACAGGGCATTCTGGATAGTTTCGTCAAAGGAACATCTTACACCGGGCAGAGCCCCGCTGAGACTCCAAAAGAGATGTTCGCTAAAGTTAGCACCAATTTTACCGGACAAGGTCCACGAGTAATCGCTGGTTATTATGTGGGACATTACCACGAAGAGCGGATTGAGAAGCTGGATAACTTTACTGAGGTTCTATTTTTAAATGATGTTAATGGTGACCAGACACAATCGGCTGAAAGCTACAGTATTAATTCCATGGGTATCTCGGTGGCCACAATTGACACGGCAAAACGAAGTGTACAAATAAACGGATTAGGACGAGCAACCAATCGTTCCTATACCTATTAAGGAGGAATAAGCTTTTGGCAAACGAAAAAGATGCGAAGTTAATCTCACGATCTTTAAAGAGATTAGAAAACGAAACACTACCAGCGACAAGCCAGAATGCTGGTCTTATGCCAGCTAAAGATAAGCGTACTTTAGATTCCATTACTAAGTTCAGAACCGGAATTCCAAATGGCGAGAATGCACCTACTATTGATGTTACCGATATTAAACCGGGTCCATGGGTAGGCTGGCAGAATATTACTGGCATGCCCGAAACTCTAGAACCTTATGAGTGGTTGATTGATGTTAATCAAATTCAAAACGGTTCTAAACTTATTCGAGCCACGGACATGGCGACCGGCGCAAGCTGGAAAAAGGTTATCGTTACTGGTGATACTAGTACCTTAATCTATCCACGTGATTGGCAAAGGGAATATGCCGAAACCACGCTTTGGGAAGGCGATTTAATTTTAACTGAGGGTGCCAAGTTAACGTTGATTGATTCTTTCAAACATTTTGATTCGCTGATTTTCGAATTCAGAAACCGCTCCAACTACGGTTCTGCCAGAATTCATGTTGCGGATAATTCGATTGATGGGATTCCGGATGAATTTAGTTTCACTTCGGATAACAGTTCTGACACTTTCACTGACGATATGATTTTCAGAGAGTGGAGTGAACCGCATTTTAAACAAGTGGCTGATGATTCACTGGAAATAACAGCACTATCACACATTACAGTCAACTTCCATAACGGTGTTACTACAGTAGACAATGGTGGGCAGTTAATTTTGAGTGAAATAATCGGGGTGAGATAAAATATGAAAATTCAAATTAATGAAAAAAATGAAATATTATCCTATGCAAAAATTGGAGACTTGAACAATTCAGTTGAGTTTGATGGAACTATTCCAGAAGAATTTTGGCGAAGCTTCAAGCCT